GGGGTGTTTGATGGGTAGTTTGATGCCTCAAAATTAAATCCAGACTTTTCTGGAGAGTTTTGGGGATGGTACCCAAAATGGGGGTATGTCTCGACACACCACAATTTATATCACATAAAGTGAATAATACCATATTTGAACTATTTGGAACTCATTAATAACTTTACTAACTTATTTTGGTTTATTGCATTTAGGAACATATATTTTTGAAATGGAAGAATCGACTTCACCAATTACACCAAAAATGGAAATAATCCAAGGCAATCAAGAAGCTAACAAAGATTTGGTTATAGACCCATTCGATGATATAGACTGGTACGACCAAGCATCATCGAAAAGAAAGAGGGTGCAGATGATAGAAGGTGACATAATAGAGCTAGATGATAGCGACATAGAAGAGATTTTACCACAAAGTATGTTTGATCCAGATATATTAGATAGTCTCGTTTTCAGAATTGAATTCTAACAAAATATCATATTTAAATCATCTAGAAAAACAAACAAAAGTAGTGAAGGACGACACGGTCTCAGACGACGAAGATTTTGTGACAAAGCCAAGCCAAAGACTAACACGAATGGACCCTGACATAGCAAAGCTGAAAGCAGTGTGTTGGTTTATTACATATAACAACCCAGGTGTAAGCAGCGAAAACATGAAAAAGAGACTCGAGAAAGCAACAGCAGCAGGCCAGATTGAAGCATGGGTGTTCCAGAAGGAGGAAGGTGAAAACAAGACACCTCATTTCCAAATGTACATACAGATGTCAAAAAAATGCGGACCTGGAGCAGTGAAAAAGATAGTATCATACCACATAAATTTGCTGACAGCTAAAGGCAGTGGAAAGCAATGCTTTGATTATTGCACAAAGGAAGAAGGCAGATTGGAAGGACCATGGTGGCACGGAGAATTCGGCAGTAAAGCAGGCCATCAAGGCAAAAGAAGTGACTTGGACACTTTCGCAGAAGCAGTGTTAGAAACAGGCGATGTCACAGAGGAAATCATCGAAAAGCACAGCGGCTACGCGATGAAATATGGTAAATTGGCAAGAGAATTGGTCCAATTTAGAGCAAGGAGAAAAGCTGCGAACGACAGGTTGGCATATTGGTCAGAACAGGCAAGACTTAAGGATGCTGGTTTGGATTGGAAAGGCGTAGAACAACGCGAAATAATAATTTACGTCGGCCCAACAGGAACTGGAAAAACGACAATGGCGATGTTAGACGCGGGAAGACGCGGAGTGCATTGTTACGACAAAAACACTAACAAATGGTGGGATGGCTACGACAACGAGAAATACGTGGTGTTGGACGAATTCAAAGGAGACGATTTCGGTCCAATAGAAACATTTAACAAACTAACAAACAAAGGTGTTTACACGGCAGAAGTGAAGGGTGGATTTGTGGCAGTAGATTGTGATACAATCGCAATCACATCAAATTCACACCCAGGAGACTGGTGGAAAGAAGCTAAGGAAAGCGCAGCAGGCAAAAAAAAATTTGATGCAGTGATACGTCGGATCGACAAAGTATACTGGTGGAATGAAGCAAAAACATTGACGATCTTGGACAAGAATCACGCAATGTGGAATGCTTTCTGGTATACAGACAGAAACTGCGATGAAGTAGTAAGGGTGGAACACCCTAACACTCCAATGGAAGTTACGATCCGTAGGAGAAAAAATGGTTATTTTGATTTTTGTTAGGCTTTAAATAATAAATAAGATTTTTATTTAATGAATATGTGAACTTTTGCTACGCAAAAATTCGGTGCCTCCGGCGGCCGGGCGCGGGCCCGGACCCGTTCCGGAGGAGGGCGAACCCCTAGTAAAAGGGATACAAAACCACCTACGGCGGTTTTGAGGGCGGTACCGAAGTAAGGACGGTACGGGACTGAAGTGGATAGGTAATAATGGTCACGAGACCTGACCTATCCACTCCCACCGTGGGCCTACAGCGCATTGTGTGTACGTTCCTCTTCTTCGGCTTGTGACCAAAAAATATATTGATTAGTTAATATAGGTATGTTTGAAGAAAACAGTGACTACTGTGATCAGGGTGATGTTTATGAATTTCTGGAAATGGTTTTCGAACTTATCTTGTTTATCATATCGATCATCATTAAAAGGTAAGGTATGTCTGTTTACGCTAAATGTAGAAGCACAGCAGCTCTGTGGAGTCCATACATATGGGATTTCCTAAGAGATTACCAAGAACAAATAGCAAAAAAAACGTTAGGATATAAATCATTCTGGTTGTGTCTGCAAATATTCCTCGTAAGCGTGGAACCATCAAATCAGAATAAAAGAATAGACCCAAGGTCATTCGAAAGATTCCTGAAGGACGCAGGATGCTGGTCAGTAAGCTACAATAAGCACCTGAAGGGCCTACTGGAAAGATGGAATAAAGGCGAAAGTCTAGGAAGACCATGGCTGTTGGAAAATAGATGGCGAAACATGGACAACTTCGAGTTACCTGACGAAGAAGACACTTGGACAAGACAAGTGACGGAAGTGAAAGGAATAGAAATCATCAGAATGAAATGTAATATCGTTAATCGTTACCCAATCGAAGAATACTCACCTCGTATCATATTTGACTCACCATGGTTTTAGATTAGAATGGCATATAGACGCAACTACACACAACGAAGAGTAAGTAGACGTATGATCGGAAAACGCCGATCATATAGAAGTACCAGGAGTAAGGGCGCTGCACGCCCTCGCTTCGCGATGAAAGGGTATACGGCAAACACAGAGAAAAAATACTTCGATAAAACATATATAGCAAACAGCAGCGAATCACTAACAGGTGTATCAACAATACCAATAGAAACAAGCAAAAGTAATGGTGTAATGTACGTATCGAATGGCTGGGGCAATTACAATTTCAGAGGTAAAAGCAACCAGACAGCAGTAAGCAATGATATGCTGAAAGGGTTACAAACAGGAACAACAGCTACAACTAGGATAGGAAATAAGGTGAAGATAAATTACGTGAAAGGAGCTTTCACATTCACGGCAGCTGCGGTAGGAACGTTTAATACAACAAGCCCAAACCAATCACCAAACCAAGGCGGTGAAGCAGTAGTTGGATCCTCCTTGATTGGAGCAGTAGAATATGACAATATAAGGTACCTGAGAACAAGTTTCAGATTCGCGATTGTTAAGGACCTTCAAGTAAACTCAACAGACTTGAATGTTACATGGCCAATGGTTTTCGGGGGAGGTAGTCTGAGCCTTACCGGCGTATTCGGATTGCACACTGAACTGAATATAGATAACATGGGACGTTTCATAGTTTTAGAAGATAAAACGTTCAATCTAGACGCAGACACACCACAAAAAACATTACAATTTAACGTGGCAGGTAATCGTTTGGGCAGTGTCAGATATAACGGCCCGGGTGAACTGGCATACACTGATAAAGGTCTATATGTGATCTGGTCTGCGTTTGTAATGGGTTACAATCTGGAAGGTGATATGATCGAAAGTGGATCGATACAGTTACCAAGCCCAGTGGGTCATTCACGTATTTGCTTCCATGACGAATAATTTTAATAGACTGCCGCTCCGCGGCTGGCAGGGTGTAAGATTATACGATTTTTAATTTAGTTTTGTTTAGAATAAAAAAGAAAAAAAAGAAACACGGGGTATCGGAGATATTCGGAGAATTAAATTGCACACGGGGTGTTTGATGGGTAGTTTGATGCCTCAA